ACTGCACCCTTACCTAGGTGCTTAGTCAAGACGTCTAGCACAGGCAAGGCCCAGGGTGCTACCTTCTCACTTAGATCACCTGGAAGGATACCGATGTCTTTACCCACTGAGATCATAGGACGAGTAATAACAATCTTATCAATTTTCTTTAGTGTGTAAAGATCAGCAGCCATTGTTGTTGTAACGTAGGTCTTACCTGTTCCCGCTGGACCAAATACAATAACCTGACAAGAGTTTTTAACAGCTTCTATCAACTTACCTTGGTTTTCTGTCTTGGGTACAATACCGGACGTCTTCTTTGTAGCTGCACCTTTATACGTAGTCTCTCGTTTAGTACGTGGTTTTGGCTTAGGTTTCTGGGGAGCCATGTGCTTTCCTATCTAATAAAAAAGAGAGGAACCTTTCGGAACCTCCCTTCAAGTATACCATACTTAGTGTGGCTATGTCAAGCCTAAGTGAGTACTTAAGTCTTGATAACCCCCAATATACTTCCCATTAGGTGAAAATATCTGAGGCACTGTCTTATGCTCTGCCTGTTTAAGCAGTGTTAGTATCCACTTTGAACTATTGGATTGAACATTGTACTCTGTATAACCTTTACCTGCACCTTTAAGAAGGGCCTTAGCTGAGTCACAGAAGTTACATTGGTCACGAGTAATTACAATATACATTATATGCTTACTCCCCAGTTGTAACACTCAAACTTAAAAACAAACTTACCTACAGATAGTGCAAAACGATCAGCACTTGCTTTATCTTGAAGGCAAGCATTTCTCGTAGTAAAGAATTGTTTACTAGTTACAGCTTCGCAGTTCGGTGGGCCTTCAAGCATGCAGACAATAGCTATTGCAGTGAACATAAATTTTCTCCTTTAGTTGCAGTTCCTTAAACTAGATCAACAATCTCACATGAGTCACCAGAACACGCAAGTGTCTGACTGCCAGATGTGTTGTCCTCACTCTCATACTCTGAAAGTTTAGACCAATCAATGCGAGTAGGCATCTTGCCTAGCATCTCTTGGTATGTTACTTCGTTACAGTCTTGGTAGGGTGCCTGTTGGTACGTGTGTTCGTTGAACGGCAGGAACGATACGCCTGACATCTCATCGAAGTGTTTGTACACAAAGGCACCAACCTCTAACCACTCTTCGCTTTTAACGTTGATAGTCACAGATGGTTTGTGCTCACACCAGTTACGTTGATACATAAGCCACATCTCTAGCTGTTCGATAGCTGTCATGTCAGCAGTGCATACCGCACCCTGTGGAGCCTTCTGTGGGAAGCTGAACACTGTAGTCTGATCAGGCTTAAACACATCAGGCTCGTTAGGGATGCCTTGGTCTTTCATGAATTGGGTGAGAGGGTCTTTGTTGTCACCTCGGACGGTGCGGATATAGTAGGGGCTGTGTCTGGCATGGATTCCAGATGCTGAGTCAACCAGCTGTGAGACAGTCCCACTAGGCTTAACACAGCTGATAGCAGCAGCAACAGGGATACCGAGAATACCAGCCCATTGTACATTGGTATCCACAGCAACTTTTTTAAGATGTGCAAGAGTCTTATCCAATCCTTTGTTCTTGAGGGTCATCAATGGATTGTCCATGATGCCAGTTAGGGATACACCGAGAAGACGTTCTTCAGCTGTATTGTCTGTCCATTGCTTACGCAAGTACGGGAACTTAGTGAAGGTAGACTGAATAGTACCAAGAATTGTAGCTAGTCGAACCTTTTCGGAAAGGGTCTCCAATGTATCAGTAGCTCGTACCACACACTCGGTTAGGTTGCAAAATTGGCTTGGGCGTAATATGATTTCGCTGCAAGGATTTGTTCCAAACTCGTAGTTAGAATCACGACGACCATTCATAGCCGCTTGTTTCTTAGATGCCTCACGGTTAAAGATACCACGTTCACCTGAGCCTGATTCAACCAATGCCATCCACTCTTTCATGAAGGACAAGTTGTCAGGCTTCTCAGTATACGACACAGAGTTGTTAGCCAATGCACGTTGTGGGTTGTTCTCCCACCATGATCCAGACTTAGCTGAACGCATACGGTCATCTGACAGGTTAGACAGTGAGATCATAGCCGAACGGCGTACACCGCCAACAACAACTACCTCACCGATCTTACACATAATGTCGTGACACTCAACAGATGATAACTTACGTCCTGATGCTTTACGGAACGTGTTGATAGTGAAGTTAAACAAGTCAACCAAAGGTGCTGGACCTGAAGCACGGCCACCGAATGTCTTCAATGGCGCACCAGCTGGACGTACCTTAGACACATCCCAAGTAGGAACCTCACCACTGTATAGGAGTGCAATCAATTGACGAAGAGACTTAGCCCACCCCTCCTTGGAATCCTTGACGACGATGTTGGTCTCACTCTCGAAGAGTTCAGGGATCTCAGGGAGCTTGGAGATGGACTGACGCTCGACACTGAAGCCTACACCCGTACCACAGAGCAGGATGAACATAGCCTCATCGAAGGACTTAAGGTCATCTACGGCTAGGTACGAGCAATTATACATGCACGTATTGTCTCTTTCGGCGGCTGGACCGCTTGTCATCAATGATCGCATAGAAGGCATCACTTCTAGGCCAAGGATAGCTTCCTCAAGCTGACGCTTAGTATCAGGATCAACCATGTCACGGATAGTGTTCACAGAGAAACGAGTTACTGTGTCTTCCCATGACTCACGGCCTGTGTCGTCATAGTACTTAGCGTAACGTGATTTGTGAATAAACGCTTGGTAGTCTGTTGGTAGGTGGTTGTTTATCATTGTGATTCCGTCTCCGCTTGGTCAGTATTAATGTCTTCAAGTGAACTCATCAAGGCCTTTAGTAACTCATTGGACCGAGCACTATAGACTGCATTTGCGTACTTTACACGTTTAATCTCTGCATCACAGGTGCTTAGCTCTGTTATAATTGCAATTTGAGCTTCTGTGAAAGTATCGTAGTCGTACTCTTTGTCATCAATTGTAACAGTTGTCATTTGATTTCTCTTCCTCGGTTATCTTTATCTTCTTTAAGCCATACTAAACGATCAATGTCTGCCCTACTAAGGCCAATGTCATTCAACTCTCGTGTCGTTAATTGGTTAAGTTGTTTAATAGCATTACGATGCTCCCGCCATGTGGACAAGTAATTCATGTATCTCCAGAACCATGTCATCTATTGTCTCCGCTTCCTTGAATTACATTTCGTTTAGCACGGTCATCTAGTTTAATCATATTAGCTTCCATCACATCAGTTAGACTGCTGTCAAAGAAGTTGGCTAGTGCAGTTGCATAAAAGACTACATCACCTAACTCCTTTACGATATCTTTCTGACTTACCCTCGTGTTGTCCCGCAGATACTTCTTAATCTTTTCAGCCACTTCACCTGCCTCACCTACGAGGCCTAAGGTATTCTCTACTAACCGTGTGTCACCTTCGGTTATAATCTTATCCTCAACCCAGTACGAGTAATCCATAGGACTTACTTTCTCTTGAGCACTGTATATAATCATCTGTCTACCTCTTCCGTGCGAATAGCTGTTACTTTAATGTCATCAACGTCGTGCATGGCATTGTGTATTACCTCTGCCATTATGTCTTGCCTGTCCAACAGATCAGAACCCCAGTAAAAGAAGTCTGTGTCTACCTTAAGCTTAATATTTATCTCATAGTCCATCACTGGAACCTCCAATTATATCATAGCGGCTGTACTAAGTCAAGTTAAATGTCGCCTCTGATCCTTGAGTCGATCTCCTCATCCATACTCCCTTCTAAGTGCCGCGAGCGAAACCCATTGGGGGTCGTATGATCCGTTAGATATATTTCGTTTAATGAGTACACCTTTCCACCACTCTTTATTAGCTTGCCCAGCCCAACTCTCCGCAGCGCCTTTGTAACACCCGACAACGGCCCCAATAGCACCGCTGCTATTAACGTCATCCTTAAAGTACATATCACGTTTGTGGCTGTGACCAACACTGCAAGAGCGATAGCGTTTTTGTATAAGCCCATATGCATGGTGAACGCCACTAATGGCACGGCCATAGTTACCAGCACCAACGAAGTGAGCGTAGTCAATACCATCGTAGTCGTGTATGGCTGGGGCACCATTAACATACTCGTGGTACTCATCGAACCACTTCTTTGTTTGAAGATGTTTAAAAGAAATCCCATACTTGTCTCCTTCTAGGCGTGGATCATAGCTGATAGCTGTTTTGATACGTGTCTCGTGGTTGCCTTCAAACCCGTACCAAGCTGGACGCTTACGTCTATTATGCTTAAAACGGTATCGTAATAGTTCTTGCGACTCAGTGTATGACTCGATGTCCTTGCCATAGTTCTGAGAAACAACTGCTTGTGGTTTGCGTGTGTCGTAGGAGTTTAGAGACTTCATGTCAGCCCCGTCCCCTAGGTCTATACAGTAATCAGGTTTGATGTCGTAGATAAGGCCACCCAACCAATCAAACCGCTCGTTCTTAGTTTCTGGTGATGCGTGACCACATGACCATACAATTGCTGTCTTACTCATCGTTATTCTCCTCGGCAATCCATTCTTCTGGTATTACCTTATTTGAGTACATAAAACTGTTCTTGTCACACCAATCTCCGTAGGTGCCTTTGGCTCCCTTATAAAGCTTAGCCCGTGAGTTACTGAACACGAACCTAATATCTTTATCGGGGTATTGCTTCTTAATCTCTTTGTGTTTACGTCTGTCAGCTGAAACGAATCGTCCCTTTGTTTCAATGATGATACCGTTCGATAACACAAAGTCTGGTGTGTATGTCCGTTCTTTAGAGTCCAACCACTTGATCTTATCTTTTTCGTAGGTAAAACTGATACCTCTTTCCTTGAGGTTCTCAGCCATTGCTTCTTCGAGTCCTGATCGGTAACCAGCTGCTATAGCCCTCTTACGGGTAGCTGTGTTTCTTACTGCCAATCCTCTACCTCCTCAATCCGTAGCTCCTTCTTGACTTTGGTTAGATAGACTGGGCCGTGGCTGTATGCAAACATCTTAAGACCTGGCCAACATGCCTTCTTAAACTCACAGTACGAACACTCCATACCTAACTTCATATTAGGAGATGTCTTGCTCTGCGGTACGTCCTCGAAGCTACGTGCTGGCGGTACCTTCTGCTTAACCATAGCCTTGATATCTTTGATCTCAACTTCTTTAGTCTTAAGCTCCTCTGTGAAGTCGTACATGTCCAAGCAGATATGTCCATTCACTTTGTCGATAACAAGGAAAGCACCCTGTGTCTTATTTGTCACAGTTGGATCATCTTTAGCTGCGTACACATAAGATGATAGTTGAGAGATATAACCGAATGGGTCTTGCTCTCGTAGGTTGCCTTCTTGGAACTTCTTGAAGGAGTACGGTGAAGCAGACTTAACGTCCACTGTCATACCGTTGATGACACAATCTCGGCTACCTTTAATGCCGTGTGCTTCCATCCGATCTTGTTGGCCTGTAACACTGTGTCCTGCTTGCTGTGCAATACATAAGGCAAGCTCTTCAATCATATCACCGTAGAAGAACTTCAGCAGGGCGTTAGCTCGTAGTGGCTGTGCTAAATCAGTTTGGTTAATCTTGTACCATAGCTTTCTGTTGCAGGGTGTTCCAAGAGACGACATAGATAAGTAACCTCGTGGCTCTTGTGGCTTACTGAACCTGTTGCCGGCCATGTCACTGATAGTGTTAGCCATTGTCTCAGCTAATGTATTGTCCCATCCGTTGAGACCAAGGATAACGTTCTCCATGTCTTCAACGAGGGTATCGTTTGTCTTAGTCATACTCAATTCCTTATCGTTACTAGTATACGTAAAGATTAAAAAGGGGAACCG